GTTTTAAAACGTGCATCTGTAATAATACCTGTATCATCATCTACCTTTATTTGTAGTTTCATCAGGTCTCCGCACGCCGGAGCTCCCACTAATCCTGTACCTACATTTTCTTCGTCTTTAGAAAAACTTCCCGCATTTCTAGGATTTTCATAATGATCTAAAACTTTTGCGCTATAGGCCATAATGACCTCCTGTAATTAATTTTACCACTTCGACAGTTTGATAACTATCCCACTTTTTTCTATTCTCTTCACCTTTAATAAATTGTATATTCTTTTTACTACCGAGTACAGAGGGATCTATACCTAACTCAAAACCTTGTCTGTGCGGAATAATATGATCAATTTGCCAACTGTCTTTATACTTACCTGTTTTCGGAACCCATTCACCGGCTTCTTTCATTTCTTTAAGAGTCCTGTATGTGTGATACCGAACTTTACTACGATATAGTTTGAGAGGTTCTGTAATTGGATTCTTTGGACGCAGATTGTTTAATTTACCATCCTTGTTAGGATTATTAGTAATAAAACGATGCCGGGCTATTTCATTGGTGCCGCCTTTGTTCCATCCCCACCCCTTGCTAAGTCCAACGGTATTTTGTTTTGCTTTTTGTTCTTCTGTAAGTTTAATACCTTTATTCCAAGGATCATACTCTCCCCTATTGAGAGGATTTTTACATTTTTGCGAACAATAATCTAAAAATCTAGGTCTAGTTATAAAACTAGATTCACAAAAAAGGCACACCTTACTTAACCCATACTTGTTTTTCATACAAGTATTTATCTAGGCGTGCCCGTTAGTGTGTTTTGTCTGAGTAGGCCATTATTTCTTTTTCTTAAGAACTCTGCGAGCAGTAGCTTTTACTGAACGCGGATGATGTGCTTTAAATTTTGCCATGTTATGTTCCTTATTGTGTGCAAGTTCTTTCTCGATAGATCTGTCCATCGGATTTTTGAATTTCCGTCCACTCAGTGCAAACTGTTTGACGTTGAATGATCACTGACTGAGGTTGCTGTACAATCACAGGGGGTTGGGGTTGCTGATTCTCTTTGGCAATAGCAGCGCCGACTACACCGCCAATAACCAACGGTGCTATCCAGTAACCAAAACCTGGTCCTGCATGACGGTAGCCATGATGTCTCCAGTGATGATTATGTTGAGCAAATGCTGTAGCACTAACAGTTAGTAAAAGAACAGTTAAAAGTTTTTTCATATTATACCCCTTGTAAGTATATAACGTATTTACCTGGGGTTTTGTTGACAGGTTACTTACCTGCAGATTCTTTTCGAGCGTTCTTAACGGCTGTTACATCGTTACGAACTTCTTTACATAGTTTGGCAAGTTCTTGTAAGTGTTTACGTACACGAGTACCTGCGGCACCTACTTCTTTGTCGTAGAATTTTTCGAAGTCTCCTTCCATTGATTCTACTAATTTTGCGAAATCTTGAAATCTATTTGCTGACATATTTGTCTCCTTTGTTATATAGTTATTACCAGTGGCGAATTGTGTTTGCAATAATGAAACAACAAGTTACCACGTGTATGATTACCCAGAATGTCTTTAAGAACAATGCTATACGTGCTTCTCTTAAAGTAAGTATAGGTGTGTCCGGACGATCTTCATCAGTTTGCCCCATTAAATGACCAGTTGCTCTCGCCCAAATTTTCTCTAAACTGTTCATACTGGACTAACTTGTTCTTCTAACCAAACTTTGCAGTCTGGCCAATTACGATAAATGTGTGCCTTGCCGCCAGCACTTATCCATTCTTCACAGTTGCTAGTGCGGTCGTCAATTAGAATATCCTCTGGACTAGAGCAATGACGGTATTTGTCGTAACTAAATGGTCCAAAAAATACAGGGATATTAGGAAAGTGTTCATTAGCCCACCATACTTTATCTTGTGCCGCCCAGGGCATACTATAATCATGCGGTAGTGCTGTTAAAAAATATACACCACATCCTGTTTTAGCGTGATGTGTCCTGCACCAGTTTACCAAATCATGTGCGCCTTCTTTCAAAGGTAATGTTCGATAAAATCGTTTATTGTCTTTAAGTCTAACCCAATCTTGATCTGGAATACGTTGTCCATATTCCCAATTGCGTTTAACAATACTGCGAGCATGTTGCATCCAATCGGCTACAACATCATCCATATCTAAAAATATATTCATGTGTGTATTTTACAATTTTTTTATTGGCAGGTCAAGTCAATTGACAAATACATTTCCGCTGCCAGACGCTGGGTGGCCACAAGTTGCAGTATCACCTGCACGACAGGTAGCGATATTGTTTGTAAAAACATTTCCCGAACCTACTGCCATTACCGGAGAAGAGTGAGGGGCCTTGCCGTGACCGGCGACGGCATCTCCCTTTCGAGCTACTGGCTTATTATTAGCAAACACATTGCCTGATCCCTGTATAATCCCGCCACCTGCAACGTCTGTTCCTGCATCTCGTGATATACCTGGCATTTTAGAATTCTCTCGGAACGTTGGATCTAATTAGTTGAGCAAGTCTAGTAGCTTCTGTTATTGCAGCCGTTATCTGGCTTTCAGATGCAGCCTCTGCTGAGTCTAAAATCTTTGCTTGTTCAATCAATAATCGATATAGTGTAATCATACCAAACACATCATATGCACCAATGATATGAATTCCAGGGCCTTCACCAAGTTGACGTAGTTTATTTTGATGAGATTCAATACTAGTTATTGCGCCGGCAATCGTTGTAGTTTGCGAAGCTACTATTGTAGTTTGGGCAGCAATAGTTTCTAATGCTGTTGCAATTCTTCCTAACTCTGGTGTATAATCTTTACCGGTAAGGGTGCCGCCGCCTGCTCCGTCTAATGTTCCAATAGTGTAATTTGATGACATTTCTAACCCCTAAACTAGTATTTAAGCTAGAGCAATGCCGGTAGTTGACTCAAGGAACTGTTTGGCAAATGCTTCATCTGTAGCTTCTGCTACTGTTACTGTTGTTTTTAACAAACGAACATCTGTGTTAGGACTAACTGTAAACAAGTATGGCATTAGTCCTGGACCTTTTTGTCCCATCCCGATGACCATTGGCTTACTGAGTTTATAGTAAGAATCTGTCTCTTCTGCTAGTTTTGCTACAATCTCTTCACCACTTGTAAGTTTAAGAGTAATTACTTCGCCTGCTGATACGCCTTTTGAAATGAACATGTTATACCTTTTCTAAATGTTGTTTAAGTTCTGTAAATCCACCAATCAGTTGTTCGCCGATAAAAATCTGCGGAACTGTTCGTGCTGTTGGAACAGCTTCCAATAGTTCTTCTTTAGTGTAGCCGTCTCCGATTTTCTTCTCTTCAAACGGAATACCACGTTGTGTTAATAATGCCTTTGCTTGATCGCAATAGGGGCAGTGGTACTTAGACCATACTGTTGCTTTCATTTTTCTTTCCTTATAATGCTGGTAGTGCGTCGTAGTCGATACCTTCACCCATAACTCCAATTACATAGTTAGTACTTTCTGATTCTTGTAATGCAGTTTGTTTTTTACTTGTATCACTGTGTTTATTAAACCATGGGATAGGAGTCGATCTTGGTGCAGGATTGTTATATTTGATACCAATTTGTTTAAGTGCATCAACTGCGGTATAGTCTACAAAGTCACGTAGAATATTAGCGTTCAATCCGATAACTGGCCCTAACTTAAACAAATAGGTCGCCCACTCTTTTTCTTCACGTATAACGTCCATGTAAAGTTGATAGACTTCAGCTTGACATTCATCTCTAGCTTCTGCAAAGCGTGGATCTTCTTTAACCACTTGATTGATCAGATAAGCAGTCCAACCTTTGTGCAGTAGTTCGTCTTGCAAGATTAGGCTGATAATGTTGCCATTGCCAATAAAGATTTTGTTTTCAACCATAGCCAAACTTGTAGCAAAGCTAACCATGAAGCGGAACGCTTCTAGCGCATAGCTAGCATGTAGTGCCATATAGATTGCTTTGATATGTTCTTTCTCATTAACTGATCCATCCATTTCTTTCATGCAGTTAATTCTATGCAAACGATCATAGTAATCACCTACACTTGATGCCATCTCAACAATCTCTTTAGTGTCATGGATAGTATTGAATACATCCTTAGGCACATTGTAAATGTTACGAATGATATGACTGTAACTACGACTGTGAATGTTAGTTTCAAAGAATGTCCAGTTGTAGATCAATGCTTCTAGTTCCGGTAATGAACATACAGGAGTAAACACTTGGCTTGGAGCTCGACCTTGTAAACTATCTAGTGCAGTTTGGCGCAGTAAATTGCTGGTAAAGATATGTTTCACCGCATCACTTGCATCTTTAAAGTCGTTGGCATCTTTGCTTAGACTAATTTCCTCAGGCACCCAAAAGAATCCTCGTGCAGTTGTTTCAAAGTCTGCAATCTTCTTATACTTGACTTCTTCAAAACGTTGTATAGTTACAGGTCCGGATGGATCTAAAAACATCTTACGATTAAGATAGTCTGTCTTTGTGGTTAGGTTGTATTGTTGTTTGCTCATAGTTTGCATGCCTCGCAGTCTTCGTCTTCGATTAATTCTCTTTCGTTATGAAATCCATTGTAGTGTACTTCAGGTGTTAATTCTGCTTGTTGTTTGCTGCCAGCTTTGTTAATCAAACTGTAGTAGAATGTCTTCAGACCCCACATGTGGGCTTGCATCAAGTTCTTGGCAATCAATGTAGTTGGCACTTTACGATCTGCAAAGTGTGCCGGATTGTAAAATGTATTTGTTGAAATACTTTGATCAACATAGGCTGCTAATACTGCCGCAGTTTTAATGTAACCGCTGCAATCTTTCTGTTCCCACATGAGTTGATACTTGTTCTTCAACTTATGATACTCAGGAACAACCTGTGTAAATGATCCAGCTTTGCTTTCTTTAGTACTAATCAAACTCATAGGTAGCTCAATTCCATTAGTGCTGTTTATAACAACACTACTGCTTTCGACTGGTGCAATAGCCATTAATGTAGCATTGCGAACACCGTACTGTTTCATGTTAGTACGAAGTGTTTCCCAATCAAGCTCTGGGGCAAAGTCTGCTAATTCGTTAACACCCTCTGCTCGTAATTCCCAAGGGAATATGCCTTGACCGTATCTTGTTTTTTCACTGTGTGTACACGAACCTCTTTCTTTAGCAAGTTCAACGCTAGCCTCTGTTAAGTAGTAGGCTTGATGTTCCATCCACGTCTTAACTTCAGCCAAGGAGTCTCGTTCTCCGTATTTGAAACTGCGTTTGGCGTGCCAGTAGGCAAGGTTGGTGACTCCGATTCCCAAAGGTTGGATTTCGTCGTTGGATAGTTTAGACTGGATGGAAAGAAAGTCTTGATAGTCAAGAATGTTACACAGGCTACGCTGAAGTATACGACAAGCACGGCGCATGTCTTCTGGGTTACGGAACGCACCCCAATTGATTGAGCCCAATGTGCATAGTGCGATACGACCATCGCTGTCATCCAAACGTTTAAAGGATTTAGTAGGTAAAAGTATTTCACAGCAAAGATTACTCTGGTAAATGGTATGATACTCGGGATCAAAAGGTCCTTGTTTCATCACGTTGTCAATGAACACTAAGTAGATACGTCCTGTATCAGTGCGTTCTTTAAGAATGCCACTCTTGAACACTTCTTCAGCCGACATAGTTTTTGTACGCAGACCCGGAGTGTTCTCATACTTAACATATAGCTCTTCAAAACGTTTTGTATTTTGATAGAACGCTTCATACAAGTCCGGCACTTCGTTAGGATCAAAGAAAGTTATGTCTTCTTTGTTTTTAAATCGTCTCCAGAAGAAGGCACTAAGCACAACCCCATAATCCATATGACGGACTCGGGTTTCGTCGGTTCCTTGGTTGTTCTTAAGTACAATAAGATCATCAAACTGATGATGCCAAATAGGATAAAAAACAGTAGCACTTGCATTACGAATGCCTCCTTGACTGCAACTTCTTAAGTCGCCAAACCATTTCTTTAAGAATGGTATCATACCTGTGTGCATAATCTCACCACCTCTGATGGGACTACCTAATGGACGTAATCGTCCAATCTCTAAACCAATGCCAGCACGTTTGCTGGCATACTTGGCCATCATTTCACCTGAAGCGAAAATACTATCCAAGTCATCATCACTGCGAATAAGTACGCACGAACTGAATTGTTTAGTAGGGGTACCGAGACCAGCAAGGACAGGGGTAGCAAGAGTAAATAGACCATCAGATGCTGCATTATAATACTCCTTTATATAACGCATACGTGCGCTATTTGGTTCTTCTTTATGGAAGACTGTTGCGGCAGCAATCATATATCTAATCTGCGGTGTCTCATAAGTTTGTTTAGTACTGCGATTTTTAACTAGATACTTTTCAATTAACTGTTCAATGGCTGCATAGCTATACTGCTCGTCTTTGTCATGCTCGAGCATGTCATTCATCTTGTTCCAGTCTTCTTCCGTGTACCATTCTAATAACTCTGCTGTATATAAACCAGTAGCCACATTAGTTTTTACAACATCGTAGAGATTTGGTACGTCATAACTGCCGTAGACATCTTTACGTAACATACTGAGTCGTTGTTTGCCAGCTACATATTGATAATTTGTGTGTCCAATATCTGGATTAGATTCAACGTCAATTAAATTAACAATAGCACGTAAAGTAATTTCGTCAATTTCTTTAGTTGTGATGCCATCGTAGAAATGAGGTTGTGCTTTAATCTCTATCATTGATTGACTAACATCAGCAATGCCGCTACACACCTTTGCAACTTGTGACTGCCACTTTTCAATTGTTAGTTGTTCTTTTTTACCGTTTCTTTTTATTACTGTGATCTGTGACATATTTCTTATTCTTTACAAGTTGATTAGGATATTGGAAACGTATTTAGTGCAAAGGTTTCATTGCATATATCTTTTGCATTTTTAACGTTTTGGGTAACTCTTTTACGCTGGCCCATTCTTCTTCAATATACCCATATACTTTATCATCTACGAATAACAAATAATACACTGTTTTATTGACTGTGTCAAGAGCAACATTTATCTTCGGCTGACAAAATTTAAAACGCTCAGTTAATTGGAGAGTATAACATATACCAAG